CTCTATTTACAACTGATTCAATTCGAATGGAACCATTGTGTTGTTGGTTTTCGGGTGCTTCAGGAACAGGTAAATCTTTTGTTCAAGAAAGATTGCCTAAAGCAATATTTGATTACCTAATTACAAATTATCCTGAAGGAATTGAAGATGTAGCAAAGTCTTATAAGACGTCTTTAACATGGAATTGTAAATTGGCAAATGAATATGCAGATGGTTTTGATGATCAGCCTTTTATTAATTTAGATGATCTATACATTGCAAAAGATCCAGCGACGCGATTTTTAGAATCGGATGCGTTTATGTCAATGAAGAATACTGCACCATATATGATGCATATGTCAGAAAGTAAGGACAAAGGTACTAAGTTTTGTAAGGCAAGGATGATATGTGTCTCAACGAATTTGCCAGAAGATGACGCTGATCTTGGTATTACAGATCCAACAACGGTTAAAAGAAGGCGGGATTTTATTATAAAACCATTTCATTGGAAGCCAAAAGTGCCGGCAAATGCGGATACATTACGGGCGTTTGAGACGATGGGATTTGATGTCTGGATATTGGATTTGTCAACACTTAAACACTACAAAGTATCTACATTGTTAGGTTTGGATGGTTTTTTGACATTAGTTGAAAAAATGGGTGAACGCTACGCTCATTATCATCAAGTATCATTGCGTAAATCAGTACCCTTCGATTTAACGGCAGTTTTCTTTAAGCGTAGTCAAAAGTTTACTCAGACGGGTGAGGAACTTTCAACAGTACTTAACCCGGAATCTTTTAAACATATAGCGGCGCGGTCAGCCCGTAATATGAAAGAACCACCGCAACCTCATACAATAAAACCACCCGCAAAAACATGGTCGATTAAAAATGTTTTACCTATTGACAAGATTAAGAATATTTTGCCTAAGACTAAAAAGGAAGATGAAGGAACAGGAGTGGGTGAATTCGGAGATATTGTTCACGTAGAGCAAACTGATTCTAAGATTGAATTGTCGAATTCATCTGGAAAATCGTATCAGGCTGAGTCTACAGGAGCAAGTTTAAGTATGTTTAAGACAACCACCCAATCGGGTTGGCAACTTACAAAAAATTTAGCAGTGGCAACGACTAATGTTATTCCAAAAGTAGCAGAAGCAGTAATGGATCCTTTTCGTTTATTTGGAACAAGTGCTATGCAGATGGCAATACCTATAATCACTCAAGATGCTTCTGATTCGCCACCTCAAAGAATTGTTTATGACACTTATCCACAATGGTGTGCTAAGCAGGGTATACCTTTTACTCGTCCAACTTATCGAGCAGTTGAAGTTTTTGATTCAGATGGTAATAAGATGTTATGTGATGAAGAACAATATTTTGCAATGATTAAGGCGATGTTTCCAGCAGCTAATAGAACCAATTATGCTTGGATGTCTAGAGTTGTTGATAATATGGAAAATGTTTATGGATGTTTTGGTACGTTGGGACTTTTGTTGCGCGAGCGTCCTAAGGAAGCTGCATATGAAGTAGATGATCCACCAAATCTGGCTTTAATATGTCAATATATGAATGAAGTTCAAATGACGTCAATGACATCTGGTTGGGAAAAAGAACTTGAGAGGAGATATGTTCCGTTAGATCATTGGGATTCAGGAATACATACAGCTTCAATTATTCCAACCTTTTATTATTGGTTTCTGATCTATAGGGAGCCAATGATAGTAAATAGACATTATTTAGTTGATAAGCGGTGGTCTCATTGGAAAGAAAATGCGGATTGTCCTAAGAAGACGGTGCCTGGAATAGTTGGAGCTGTGGTTGGAACCCTTGGTTCTGTAGTGTTGATGGTAGTAGCGGCTTATTGGATGAGTTGGTTATTTACTATGATTTTGGTGGGACTTATTTTGTTGATTGCTGTGTTATTAGGAAAACTTTTTGGCAGATCTAAGAGGGCCGATAAATTTCGTAAAGATGCAGAATCTACATCGAGTGATAGATATTCGAAAAGACTAGAACTAGCAAACAGAGTTCGAAGTAATAAGGAAAAATTTATCAAGGCAATGTCAACTGAGGTGAGTGAAGATAAAGAAGAGCAGTTAGATGCTGAATCAACAATTGGAGATCAGGCGAGTGATCATTTAACGACGATATTGGCTCAAAATACATATTTCACAAAATTCAATTTTGTGGGTGGTGCTGTAATAAATGGATGGATGACAGGACTCGGAAAAAGAGTTTACGCTTTCCCATGGCATTTTATGCGAGATCGTAAATTGCTTGATATTGAAATGTTACCAACTAAAACTTGGAAGGATAGAGGTTTAATAATTGTACCGGCCTCTCAAATGGCGATTACTATTTATAAAAAACGCGATCTTGTTTTAGTTAAATTGCCGACAACTGTACACTCGGAAAATGAAATAATGGAAAAACATGGCAGACGTAATATTGAACCTGATTCAGTTGATGGGACTACTGGGGCAAGTATGGTTGAAATTCATACAGTTAAGGGAGAAGATTTGGTAGTTCCTCAATCTGTCGAAGGAGTTGTGTGGGATCTAGGACCATCTGTAGTAACTTTTGATCAAATAAAAGCTAAGGAAAGAAATGATCCGAGTTTAATTTACCAGGCAACAGGTACTTATCTCTGCACAGGAATGAGATCAGAAGCAGGGGACTGTGGGCAAGCAGTAATTTCGGTTGTACCAGCAATTAAGCATAAATTTCTTGGAATAGATGTCGGAGCATCAAAAGATGGAACAATAGTTTCGGCTATCTATTATGAAGACTGGCAGGCAATGTTGGATGTTAAGATGGAGGCAGAATCGATGGCTGTTGAATTTTCTGAGCCAGTTACAGGGGAAACATTTCCAATAAAATTCATGCGAAAATGTGGATCATATGAAGGAATGAGACAAATATATGAAATCGATAAAACTTTTGGTTGGCCAGGATCAACGTCCATTTATGCAACTGAAGTTTTAAAAGGAGTGCAGTATCCAATTCAAATTGAACCACCATATCCTCAGACAACAGCACCGGCAATGTTAAGGGAGAAAAATGGAATTGATCCAGTTTCAAATTCTTTTCGTAAGATGAAGGGAACTCGATTTTGGTATGATCCAGACATAGCATCGGCGGAGTCATGGGCAGGAATTTTTAATCAAAGCTTGGCTACAAGTAGATTTTCTATTTTATCATTGACTGTTGCAGTTAAAGGTCGTCCCGAACTAGGCAATTTTCATGCTATAGATTTATCAACAGGAGTGGGTTTTCCTTTTGCAGGGTTTGGAATAAAAAGAACTGACTTAATTAAAGTTAACGCTCCGCATGCTAATGTTGTGGATAAGTGGAATAATATCGATAAGTACCCGCTAAAAGAGGATTTTCCTGATCGCGATGAGCCAGGATTGTGGATTCATCCTGACTTGCAGTGTATGGTACATCGCAGATTTTATTATGCAAACAAACAAATGATAGTTCCGGCAGTTATGTTGTATTGCTTAAAAGATGAAACACGACCAATGGATCGGGTTAATTTGGGTTATACTAGAGGATTTTTAATGTCAAGTTTAGACCATTTGCTTTTTTCAAGAATGGTTTTAGGACAATTTGCATCGGATTTAGAGAGAACAACGTTAGGAGATAGTTCGTTGGGAATTAATCCTTATTCAGCAGCCTGGAAAATTTTAATGCTTAAACATACAAAAATTTCACGAAAAACTGTTTTTCAGGATGTTGATGGATGGGATATTCGATTTAATGGAATGACGTTTTGTCCGCAGTTTGTTAGACGATTTATATTTTTTTATAATATTTCGCAAAAGTTTGAGATATACTGTGTTGTTTCAATTACATATTCAACATTAGTACCTTATGTTGTTATTAAAACCAGTATATACGTTGTTATGCGAATGCCTTCTGGAACGTGGGCCACGTCATTGTTTAACACAATTTGGAATTCTGTTAAGAATAGAGAGATTTGGAGAAGAAAGCGACCTTTTGAAGCGGAATTTGATGAAATGTTTGCATTGTCAGTTTTTGGAGATGATATGATGTTATCGATATCAGATGAAATCATAGCAGCATGGGATGGTTTAACCGTTGCGCGATACGCAATGGAGATTTTTAACCACGTGCATACGGATTCAGCTAAATCAGAAAAGCTTTTGCCTTATGAGGACATTGGAGAAGGTTATTATTTGCAAAGGCAATTTAAGGAGGAAAATGGATTAGTATTGTGTCCATTGAATAAGGATTCATTATATTCAATGGTTCAATGGAACGCTAAGTCAAAGGATCCTACAATGACTTGGCAAAAATTGTTCACAACGGTTGCACATGGAGCGTTGTATGAGTGGGTTTATCATGGAGAGATGGAGTTTGAGAAAAATAAGATAATATTAAACAAGTTCTTGGCGAGAACCGGAAATCAGAACCAGTTTAGTTATACTTATCAGGAATTGTACGACGTAAAAGTCGTTGCAGCAACAACACAGTAAGTGTAAGCCCCAGGGATAGGGTTATCATCCACGCCCAGGTTACCTAGAAGCTATGTTATAATAGTAACCTTTTCATAGTTTCAAAGGCGGGCAAAAATTATGTAAAGACTTTAATAAAAATGAGAGGGACTCAGTCCAAAAACATAATAAAATAAGTTAATACATATAAAGGTTCGGGCTGCAAATGGATCGCTCACCAAATGCAATTGCCCATTATCGAGCACAAGACAACACATCAAGTTCGTCAACGGTTGCGATACAACCAGTAGGTGTTACAACAACACCTGAGATCACAGCAGTAGTAGGAACCACTACGTTTCATGACACTAGTCAGACCACAACATCAAGGTATCCAAGTATAATCTCGCGAAGAGGAGATTCAATTTATCCAGTTGATACGCCAAGACAATTGCTTAATAAAGCATTTTTGGTAGATCAATTCAACTGGACACCCGGAATGGCCACACGTACGTACCCAATACCGTTTATATTGAGTGCAGTGGATACAGTAGTGAAACTTTTTTCAAAGTTTCGATACTTTCGTGCGAAAGTAAAATTGGAGTTCAGAATGACATCATCAGTTTATCATCAAGGTGCTTTGATGTTAGGTTGGTTGCCATGTGTTAGTACGGCAATGTCTGCTCCTGACTTGTTCACTTTGTCAGGATGTAACGCACACACGATGTCAGCATCAACTAAGGACAATTTGTCAATAGAATTGCCTTATTGGTGTCCAATGGAGTGGGTTGATATTATAGGTGGATCATTAGTATCTGATGGTCGAATCTGTACAGTTTGGCTGTCAGAATTAAATCGATTGTTAACAACTTCACCGTCAATATCAGCCTCAATACCCATGGTTGTTTATGCATCTTTTACTGAGATAGAAATGATGGGAGCAACCTCAACTTCAAAGGATCCAGGAGTTATTAAGGAACTTCAAAGTAAAAACAAAGATGGCATTAATGCCAAGACAGTAGTGTCAGGAATTTCACAAGTTGTTAGAGCACTTCCAGTAATTGGACCAATCTGGGGGGCTGTGGCCACGATCATAAACACATTTGCTGGTGATCTTGCCAAACCAGTAAATGATGCAGTAGCACAGCCCGTTGTTAGTTCTGCTTCCTCAGACTATGCCTTATGCCATGGAATAACGTATGCGGATGAAGTTAGCATGTATTCACAGGCCTTGATATCTCAGTCAATGAGATTTAATGGAATGTTAACCTCACACATGACTCTTAATGAGTTAGCACGCAAACCAATGTTACATGCTCAATTTAAATTTGATGGTACAATAACATCTTATGCACTTGAGTGTTCACCACAAAGATCAAATTATGGTGATTTTCGTAATATTGATTGGTTGTGGGCAATTTCATTGGCATTTCGTTATTGGAAAGGAGCCATCAAATATAGTATTCATTTTGTATTACCTTCCTTCATGTCCTTTAAATGTCAAATTTCACAACAGGATCAGTTATTGCTTCCTGTTACATCGAGTGGTGACTTAATGAACAAAATAATAGATGTAGCAGGTGAAACATGGGTCGATGTAGAAGTTCCTTTTCTACGGCCTACAATTTGGGTGGACCCATATTTAGAAGGACAAGCTGTTTTCGGCGCATGCCCACATGTGAACATAATACAGTTAACACCTATTGTTGGTAGTTCATTACCAGCGACGGCAGTATGTTATATTAATGTTTATCGTGCAGGAGGAGAAGATACAGCGTTTCGAGGATTACAGAATGCAGCTCATGGATTAGGTGACATTGAGGCCGAGTCAACGTCATTGGAATTGAGATTTACTAAGCCGTTTCCAGCTATGTGTGATAGTGCCAATCAGTCAATAGAGAAAGGATATATTGCTAATGAAATAGCGGCCACGGTTTCGGATTGTCTTAAACGAGCTAGTTTAACAATAACGGGACTTTCAATTGGCGCTTATGACTATTCAGCCCCATTTAATTTTCCAGCGGGAGCAGGCAACATCAATTATTCGTTAATAGGTTTAGAACCTTATCAATATTTTTCCTCAATGTTCTTATTTTGGAGAGGATCACGAATAATTAGGCATTCTCAGGCTACAGATTTTTGGGGCGTTAAGGCAGCAACAACAACATTGAATTGGGGAGATGGTGCAGCGTTTTATTTTCCATTGGGAACGGCAGGCGTAACGAATCGGGAAGGATTATGTGTGAATTACACTAGTATTTATCCCTATATACCTGTTGGGCAACCTGCGGTCACAGTAGATTTGCATAATTACGGACCAGCATCTCAAGGACCGTCAGTCGATTTACCATTGGCTAAACAAGTAATTGGAACAAACTTGAGCACAGCAAGCGGAATAGTTGTTAGTGCAGGTGACGACTTTATGTTAATTCACCCAGTTCCATTTTTCCCATCAAAGTTTTATCCAGCAGTTAGTCGGCAGCGCGAATTTCGCCCACCAACAAAATCGGAAACAACAGTGAGAAACAAAGTGACATCTACGACACTATAAACGCGTAGATAAAATTTCATTTAATTTTAGTTAGTAGTAGTATATAAGTAAAAGAAGTAAAAATTTTAAAAGTAAGTAACTATAACGATCGAATTACATCAAATCGAAGATTTGACCTTGTAAGTAAATATCAAGAGCACGGAAGAGCTTGTAGTATGATCAATATGCGGCATTTACTTGCAGGATTGGAGTGACCATCTGGTGGGCCAGTTAATGTTATAGGATTTGCAGTCAGGGAGGGTACTTAGACAAACCGATAGGAAGATAGGCATGGAGCCGAATCTGACCTAAGGTGGATGTTAAAGTATCGTCGAACAGACCAGTGTCCTATTGAACATTATTGGAGAACATCACCGAACCCGAATGGGAGTTGGTTAGACTCATAATGCAAGAAAGAAATCGCGAGAGCAGTTAGTGCTCAAATACTACAAGAATCATTAATATTAATATTAGTGCCCAAG